GCCCTACCAAGGATTTTCAGACGCCAAGGCACGTCCATAGTACGTTTCACAGTCTGGCGTAGCATCTGGGGCAATCTGGTACTCCATCTGCATCGCCAAGCACAGCTCGGGTGCGTAATCATCGAAGACTTCCTTACCGTGTATGGCGAACTCGCGCAACATACCCTCGAGGTTCTGCGCCATGATCTCGCGCTCCCTAAACTTGTCAGGCACATACAAAGCCTGTGTCAAAATGGATTCCAACTCGAGGGGAGCGGTCCACTTACCATCCTGGTGCTTGAAACCCCTCTTCAAGAAAGTCATGTCACCAATGGGCCTCAAGGGGGGCAAAGCTGCCCCATCCTTGTTTTCACCCGTGTACGTCATGCCATACTCCCGCATCACAGCGGGGATGGTGTCCTGGTTGTATACACCGCTGATCTCAGCCGAGGGAAAAACCACATTGTCATCTCCATACACCATGATGCTGACGTGGTCCCAAAAAGCCTCCACAGGTTTGCCCGTAAGCTTTGCAAAGCTGAGGACAAACAGTGTAATGTTGTAAAATGAGTTGATGATGGAAGTGGCAGGGTGACCTGATGGTAAACTCTTAACCCACTCGTAAATGGTGCAGGATACTCCTCCGCCTTCTCCACCAAGGTGTTTGGAGTTAAAAACTTCCATCCACAGAACCTCTCTTGCCAAGTCGTACTCGTCATGGTAAAAACTGCGCATCTGTACGCCAACCTCCTTGAGGCCCTCCTCCTGTTGGTTTGCGTCATACTCCTTGAAATCACCCGCAAACCCCTTGTCCGCTAACCTTGTCAAGTGTCTAACCATCGCGTCCCACTCACTGTATACGTTAACGCCGATGGCTGTTCCCGTGTGTATGCGGAAAGCTTGGATCTTAGAACATAGATCCATAAACAACATCCTGAACGCTATGACGTAAGCAACAGGAGCAGAAGAGATCATGCGCGTCGCGCCCACTTGGACCTTGGCCTCACTGCGCAACTCGTCTTTGAGGAAATCAACAAAAATGTGTTCCCGTCGGATGCCCTTCTTGGCGTCCTCCAGTATCGCCTCCACCTCAGCTCGTAATTCAGCGCACGCTGCAGAAGAAAAATCATATTCGTCCGCCTTCCCGAAGAACTCCTTCTTTCCAGACTTGTACTTAAGCTTGTACGGGTGGCCTGGTGATGTCTTTCTGGGAATGCCCTTGATGTATGGGTCATTGGGTACTCCTGCAACTGCTTCTTCAAACGTGAGCACTCTCAACTGGGTGCCTCTCAGATTCTCTCTCAGCTTGCGGAATGCAGTATAGCAAGCTTGTTTCAAATTGGGATCAGTCATGGGCACAGGCTGCGACCCGTAGATGGTTACAGCCCTGCGCATGGGATATATCTTGACTTCCCCTTTCACAAATGGCCACAATCTAGCCGGACTTCGATTTTTGGGATTCCACCTGAACATCTGCAATCTGTCCCACAACCTGGTCCTAACCAAAGTGGAGTACGGTGTTGATGAGGTGCCCTCTTTCATTGGTAAGGTGCGCACGTATTTGAAAGAGTTTGTGCCATCAGCCGGAAAATGATCACCCGACTGATCAACGATTTTTTGCTGTCCTGAAGCTGTGTGCATCATATGCTGCAGCTTCTCTTGAGTTATCTTCGCTGAAAACGCTACACCAAGGCTCCCAGCCAGCTTGTCTGCACCAGCTGAATGTATGCCTATCAAAAACCTACTCTCACAACCTTGATTCAGTACCAGGGGGGAACCGCAGTCTCCATTTGTCGTAGCAATACCCCTCATCTCAAAGGACTTGGATAATGTATCCCTATACACAGAATCTATAGGAACATTGCATGTCTCCAACAGCCTATCTGAAGTATGTCTGGAGAAACCTGTGCCTGTTTCACCGATGATGGGCACGTGTAATGTGGCGGTCCGGTTGCGCACAATGACATCGTCTGCATCAGTGATGATGAGGTGCATGATGTCCTTGACTTCACTGGTAGTTGGTATTTCCAGCACAGCCACGTCTGAGGTCACATCTGCACACTGCTTGAACTTCAACAAATCAGCCACGGAAAACTTCGTCGCCTCCTGCCTGCTCCTGTAATTGTAGATAGTGCACTCGCCGCCATTCTTGATGAGTCGCTTCAAACAATGCGTATTCAGTACAAACCATCGCTTACACAAACCGAGAGCTATGGCATAGAAGCCGCCCTGATCAATAACGTACACACTGTTGTGTAAGGCTAAGACCTGCGGTGCTGAGCGCATATTTCTAGGCATATTAGCGAATGGGTTCTCGTAGGACTGATCAGCAATGCTATTGGCGGTCTTCAACATCAAGCCCACCTCATCATCCGTCATTTCCGCCACCAATTTCTTCACAGTACCAATGTTTTTATCTTTTTTCGTGCGGCCAAATGACCGCACTATTTTCATGATGGTATCGACCAAAATCCTGATACCCAAAGTGGAAAAGAAAGCCACAGAAAATGTAGCCACGATGTTGGCTATGTCAACATTCCTCTTGTGCGCAGCAGTGTCTGGTGCCAATTCGTCCATCAAAGCGTCATAGTCATTGTGAAACATGGGGTGCGTGAAGAGTTCAGGCGGCACATTGTGAAATTGTGCCTTGCCCTCAGCCTTGGCCTGATCACAAATCGGGCCCTCGGAAATCTCTGAACTTCCCACAGACTCAACGTCAAGCGTGCCATCCAAATACGCATCGAAATCGTCATACAAACTAGGATCAACGGTACATGGTCTGCTGAAGTCAGTAACTATGGGCCTTGCTGTAGCTGACGCCTCATAGATTTCTTTGTTAGTCTGCAAGTCCTTCCTAACCTTCATGATCAAACCCCTAACCGGTATCCACTCTGACAAAGGGACCATCATCCCTATGGTGTACTTCACCTGACGTACCTCCCACCATTCCCATGGAAATTTGCCTTTCTTAGCCTTGTAAGCCTCGAGTTTGGTTCTGTCCAGGAAATACTTGGAGGAGTCTGCAACCGAGTTCGTAATAACCTTGCTGCTATAGCTCGGATTTAGGACCCCAACTAACTTCTCGTACTTTGGATTCAAGCGCATTTCATATGTGTGGTGCAACCGTCTGAACAAAGCGTCCACATGCAATACCGTCTTTTCCACATCCTTGAGTGAAGTGCAATTTGTGGTAGCCACTATCACTTTAGAATTAAAGAAAGCCTTCCCTTTGCTCTCGACATCTGCCATTTCCAGTGGAAACAAAGCCGGATTTACAGCCTTGAGCACTAGACTAGCATCGTTCTCCTGCGTAGGGTTGGGCACGGTGGCAAGCCAATCATCCAATATCAAGCCAGGCTGGTTGTTATAGCCGGGCCAATACTGTCCTGTATCCTTAGAGTATATCATGGCAGCATCCGACATCTCCTCCATCTTGGGTTCAACTTGAGCCAGCACCTCACGCACAAACTGCGTCATGGTCGTACTCTTGCCTAGACCCGGAGGTCCGAGAAAAACTGTCATAACCGGCTGAACCCTATGCCCACGCAGACTATGTAGTTGTACGGCATGTGCAGCCATGACACGACCCAGATCCCTATCCATCTGCTGGATAGAAACTTGCGCACTCCGCACTGTAGTATATGACTCCTTGAACATGGCCAACCTCTCGCGCATGTGCACCAAACGCGACAGGTTCTCCGGCTTGGAGTCAAACTTGCCCGTGGCAAAAGCACAAGACACTTCTTCAATGTCCTTGCGCAGAGTGGCCAAAGCCTCATCCAGTGGCCTCCTGAGTCGCACAACGTCCACCTTCAGCACTGCGCATATAAATCGCAGCAGAAGATTGACACACTTCAGACCCACCTCAATGAAAGTCTCGACACCTTGCGGCGCCGTACGAGCTTTATGTATCTCCTTGAGGAACGTACCTGCGAAGTCCTTGAAGTTACCCTTGAGTATGGTTGACATAGAACCACCAAACAACATGGGGAAACTAAGAGCTGTGACTAACTCAATAATCCCATCTATATCTACAGATACATCTACAGCCTGGTCCCTGGCTACACCAACCCGAGACTCAACTGCATCAGCATAACCATTGATAGCATCAGAAACGTGCTTGGGTGCTACGAAGCCCAACATCTCTAAGATGCTCCGAGCTCCGCCACCGATAAGCCGTAAAGCTGCGATGCCAACAATGGCCATCACTGACCACTTGATAACCTTCATCAGGGGTTTCAACTTGTCACCAAAGCCCAATGAGGCCTCCTTAATGCCTTCCTTCAGATTGCTCATGAGCTCGCCAAGCCACGTCCTGGAGTGTTCATGCACATTCACCGTGATGGGTAAATTAAAACCCTGATCAATGATCTTGCACTTCCTCCACACCTCGGTCGTGTCATCGTCGCACTGTTCGAGCACCTTGAGAAACCTCTGCTCCACAGGCGTCTCGCGGCTCCTCAGCTTAGCAGCCTTCAGCTTGTCAACGAGGACAGGGTCCTTTGGCCGCATGGCCAGGACGGCTTTCCTGTTTTTCCTGTGATTGACGTTGGGACAGTCCAAATCAGCCTCGGTGATATACACACCTGGCTTCACTGGCTTGTCCTTCTGCTTCTTTGAGGCCCGCTTCTGCCTGGCCTCATTGGCCCGCATAGAATCCTGCTGCCTGCACTTGGCCTGAGCCTTGCGCTTCTTCATCAACTTCTCCTCGTCATCCTCACACGCCTCGTCGCGCGCAGGCTCTCTGAGCACATACAAAGGACCGTCAGCCGCCAATGCAGCCTTAGCCTTCTCACTCATGCTCCGCCCACGCACAGACAGGTAACTCCAACCTGGTTCGTCGCCATGGAGCACAGTGGGGGTGTCGACATAGTGGTATCGCTTCCCACGGCGGTACCGAATGCGCGCGCCGAAATCAGTAATGGCCTTGCCTGTGACGTACTCGCGCCATCGCGCACGCACCCACTCGAAGAAGGCGTCCCAGTGCACGCTGGTGAGCATGGAATCAGGCTCAGTGGCCACCTTTATCATAGCAGCCGCCGGGGACCTGAACACTGAGGTCGTCCGGGCGCAGTCCGCGAGCAAACGCCTGTCTGCGTCGTTCTTGCAGACATTGTCCAGAACATACTGAATACGGGGCGGAAACGTGGCGTACTTATACAAATACATCATGCCCCACACAGTTTTGCACCCCAGAATCCCCTTGAAAAGGGGGCCCTGAGTGTAGCTATCAAACAGATCGTTGACGAGTTGGCTGGTGAATGAAGGCATTGTATCTGGTTCGTGTGATTGTATGGGCATTTCACTGTAGATAATCATCATGTGAAATGCCGCGCAGTTGTACCTCAGGGGGTGTGCCGTATTTAGAAAAACTTCCAGGCGCCCAGCACGGCGCTTGCCCTCCTGGCAATCCTATGAAAAGATGGAGGGGGCAACAGGCCAAGTATCTAAGAAGGCAGTGCCACATGTAAGTCGCGCCTGTGAGCAAAATGCCATCTCACAGTCTACACGTGCAACACTGATTTCAACAACAAGAAGTGCCGGAAACATGTAGCAATGGTCATACGTAGCGTAAGGTGGGTTCTTCCACTTAGGATTGGTCATACACTTCTAATCATACCTACCATGCTTGACTCGGGTTCTTTATCGCGACCCTTATCGTGCCCAATAGAAACAACTTCCTACGTTTCATTGGGATATAGTGCTGCCTGCGAAACAGCACTATTTTTCGGTATATCAAAAGCATACACACCAACCTCGCGCGCATGATTTTTATAGTTGATGTTTTAAGGAAAACATCACAAAACCAAAAGCGAATTGCCCATCCGCATAGGGTTACATTGTCCCAGTCAGTTAGCCCAATGTAAAAAGCTGGAACCAAGGATAGAAAAAGAAGAACTCCCTTGGCGAAGTCTGTATCCAACACAAAAATAAAAGAAGAAAGGTTGGGGGCAAGCGTCACTAACGTGTGATACTCAAAACGGGCGATTGTTTGGCTACGAAACATTAAATTCACCATGTACCCAATTAAGTAGCATCGCATTACGAGTACTCTAAATTGGTAGTTAAAGACGCAAAGCGAACCAAGACGTCAAACTATTTGTATACACAGCAATTATCTTACAACGCTCCTTCTCCGACATACACGGACAGGAAACACACATTTGCCGATGTGCACCTCCTGGTAAAAAACATAGTATAGGGTCCCCCCTATAAAAT